CGGCCTGCGAGCTCTTCCGTGATTTTGGGGCCTCAATCACCGGCTCTTCAGCCGTCGCCAACGTGGTCTCGTTGATGAGTTTCTGCAACTGAACGTCGCCCAGCGCCGAACGCATCGCCTGCAACTGCTCCAACGTCACACCAGCGGTGGTGCGCCCATCTGCGAACTTGATCGACTCGACCGCCGCGACGATCACCCGCAGATTCACGGCATCGGCGTACTCGCCCTCGGCGTCATCGAACGTCTTNAACTTGCGCGCATAGGTCGCATGATCGCCAGCGGGCGCATTTTCTGGNGGCCTCGCCGGACGCCTCGGCTCNATGCCAACCTCGGCCTTGATGGCCTTGGTCTGCTCGTCCGAGAGCGGCCGGACAGTCCATGTCGACTTCGACGCCTGCCACTCGGCCACGATCTCTTCCATCTCGGCCTCGATGCGGGGCACATCGGACTCGCCNAACGCAGCCTCACCGCCGTGATGGTCCACGGCNCGNGCGTACTCTCGCTCGAGTTCCTGCATTCGCGCATACAGTCCGGGCTTGCCGAAGATGACCAGCGAACGCTTACTGATCGACGCGCCGCCGATCCAATCATCAAATGCATCTGAGAAGTCGTCAGACATAGTTCCTCCACGGGTTAGCCACGGGTGAGGGTGAACCTGCCGGGGCCGACCCGTGGAGGCGACCCCGGCAGGAGTTTCGTTAGACGCCAGCAGCAACAGCGGTGATGAACGGGTAGGCCATCTGGATCTCGCAGGGCACCCGCCACTTCACATATCCGCCGAGATCGCTCGGCGGCTGCGGCTCATCGGTCACAAAGGTCGCGCCGAGGTAAATCTCGTCATCCGCCGCCCAATCAGCGGTCGAAGCCTTCGACGTCTTGCGCGCATAGCCGTAGAGCAAAGTGCCCTTGACCTTGATGGCCATAAACACGTCATCTCCCTCGGTGGGGGCCGACGCGTCGGTCTCGTCGAAGTACCTGAATGGCGTCATGCCGGCCTGGTAGTTCGACGCACTGAGTGCATTCGCGTTATTGACCGCGCACAGCGCCTTCTCGGCTACCTTGTCCGAGTCGGTCGCACCCCACAGGAAGTCTGAGGACAACAGGGCGCACGACGCGTCAACGCCGCCATTCAGCTCGGTGATGGTCGGGACCGCCGGATCGGCCGGTGCGACGGTCAGGATGGTGAACTTGGTCTTGCCGTCTGCGAGACTTCTGGGCATTCGGGGTCACTCCTTGTCTTGATCCCCGGCAACCGGGGTGGTAGATGCCTCCGCGGGTGCGGAGTCACTGGATGCCACAGGTTCAGAAGCCTTCGGCTCAGGCCGGGGCTTCCGCTCGTCCGCCTTGTTCTGGCGGGGAGTTTTTGAGAGGTCACGCGACAGGCTCGGCACGTCAAAGAAGTGCGCCGGAACGCGGACCTTCTTGCCGGTGCGCTTGCTGTACGCGGTGATGAAGTTGGACATGGGGGCGGCTCCCTGCTTCGTTGTGGGATTAGGGTGTGGTGGCCACGGCAGCGGGGTCGGACTTGAGGGCATAAATGTCCACGCCGTAGGACGGGTGCCTATTCGTGTCCGGCAACGTCACGTCACGGTCAATCCGAACTGGCCGCGAATCGGTCAGCCGCAACTCGTGGACATAGCGGCCCGTGACTGTCGGATGCGCACCCAGCAGCGCCGCGCGGGCAACACCGGCGGCGATCAAGGTCGCGTCAGTGTTCGCGCCGACAGTAGTGACACCTAGGGGCTCATCCAAGACGTCCTGTACGCCACGGAGCGAGTCTGCAACCATCAGGCCGGGCGAGCACCAGAGCAGCACGTAGGGGTAGTCGGGCGTTTCTGGGACGTCAGCGAAATACACCTCGTACCCGGTGGACACCAACAGCGCCTTGATGGCATCGATATGTGCCTTCACAGCACGTTCCCGAGCAACTTCTCAAGCGCCGAAGTGAACTTAGGTTCCTCGCGATCCAGGGCGCCACGCGGATCTTCGACCGTGCCGCCACCTCGTGACGTGCCAAAGTATGCGATGTTCGCCAGCGCGCCGGGATCACCGCGACCAGACGACGGCCCGATCTCAGCCTCGACCGCGCCGCCGCCGAACGCAGACGCCGAACGCAACTCATAGTTGATCGTGAAGTCAATCTGTCCGAAGCTGCCCGAAGTGGCCATCTTGGCGCGCAGATCGTCCTTAATGTTCAGCGCGCCCTTGGAGACGACGCCACGCACGTCACGCTCCAACAGGTCGGGCGCGCCTTCCATCTCGGCAGCGAACTCACGGGGCGTTGTCATCAGTTGCTCAACTCCTCGACGGGTAGGCGCATTGCCGTGGCGCGCGACTTGTGGAATGCGGTAACGATGCGGTCTTTGGTGCCTTCGAGGTCAGGATCTTGCGGGACGGTGACCCACTCGACGACATCGCCGACCTGCGGCTTGAAAGCGCCGACAGGGAAGGATGCGACAACGCCTTGAACGGTGAATGTGTGCCCAGCGGATTCACGGGTACTCGACTGGCTGTTATACGACTGGCGATACGCCTTACCCGTATAGAGCGTCGACTTCGTGGGGGTCACAACGCCAGTAGCCGAAGTGGTTTGACCCGTGACGCGAGTGACCTTGACAGTGGCGGTCATCAGCGGCTCGGCACGACGCCGACCACGAGCCAGCGCAGACCCGAGGCTCATCGGTACTGCACCACAGCGGCGCCGCCGCCGAAACGGGCAGCAAGGCGGCGACGGGCCGCAGCGGGCAGATCGAGGATCGACGCCACCGACTGCTCCCCCTGCTGGTACTGGATCGTGTAGTCGTCTATGCGTTCCATGAACACGCGCGGGTCGAACGTTTCGCCAGCGGTCGCAGCAGACGCGGCGGCAGACGTGAGGTTGCAAACGAGGTCCACGATGTCAGCGGGAACATCGAGGAGACCGTGCGTCATCGTCACGACAACCTCGAACGGCTCAGACTCGTTTCCCCAGCGACGACGACGCCATAGACGACCGTTCGCAAGTTTGTAGTCGGTGACGGCAGTGCCGTCGAATGTGACCGCCGTGACCGACTGAATCGGCGGGCCGGGCAGGTCGAGCAGCGTTTCGCCCCATGCCGTTAGCGCGACCGTGGATGTGGCTTGAAGGATGGGGGAGCCAGCAGCATTGCGCACGGACGACGATGCCGCAGCCAGCATGGCCGAAATCAGAGCAGTATCGGTGATGTCGATGCCCCGATCGGTGAGGTCCGCCGTGGTTGCCAAATCTGGTAAAGCCATGACGGACCTCCTCGATCGTTGAGTGTTGGGCTAATCCGTGAGGATCAGGCGGTCTTGACGCTGGCAACACCGAGCGCCTCTGCGCGCGTCGCCTTGCCGCCGAACACATGCAGCCCCTTGAGCGCGTCAGCGAAACGCTTCTCCGGGCGGTACGCCACGACTTCGAGGATCTGCTGCGCGTAGGTGAGTCCGATGCTGGAACCGAAGTACGCAGCCTGCCCACCACCACTCAGCGCGACGTCGGTGACAGTCGCCGATGCGGAAGAGTTGGTCGTGACCTCGATGGACGAACCATCAGCGTTCACGGTGTCAACCACGTTGGACGAAGCACCCACGCCGGTTCCGGCGATCGACAGACCAACGTCCGCCTGGCTGAACGTGCCAGCCGGGGCCGTGATCGTCTTCGATCCGGTCGTGGTCGTGGCAGTGATGCCGGTCCGGTTGCCCTGGGCCGCGTTGTTCGACTTGTAGATGCGGAATCCCGCAGCATCGCCCACGCGCCCGTTGTGCAGCGCGTCACTGCCCGACTCGTTGGCCTTGATGAAGCGATCATCGAGCTGGACCTTGCCGTATGCGGAGGGCGAGAGGACCATCCAGCGCATTTCCTCGGGCACGTTTGCCTCATCGAGCGCCACCGAAGCGGGCACGAACAGCTTGTCGTACACGTTCGAGGCAGTCGTGCCATCAACCACACCGAGGGCACTGCCAGCCGACTGTGCGATGCGGTCGGCGAGGAACCGGTCGGCCTGATCGCGCAAGCCAAAACCTGCACGCTGGGTGGCCTCGGACATCAGGGCACCGCTGTTGCGGACCTGAGCCTTGTCGATGTCATCAACTTGGAAGTTGATCGAGTTGGCCTTGTCGATGACGAGCAACTGCTCGGCATCGGTCAGGGCCTCGGGGTCATCGAGGTTCGTGTTGCGCGTGTACGGGGCGATCGTCGGATCGGCGATGTTCGTGATGTGAACGGTGTCGCCGTACTCGTTGATGTCGCCTTCGTAGTTGCGATTGGCGAGGCTGCCGAACACGAGGGACTTGTCGAGGGCGGACAGCAACGATGCCGACCAAACCTCGGGGATGAACTTGGTGATAGCCATGATGGCCCTTTCTGACTGGTGGGGGTGGAGGTGCTACTTGATGCCGAGGATGTTGTTGAGGCGACCCGCGACGCGAGCTTCCTCAATGTCGTTGTGCTTGCCCTCGACAGACAGACGCTTCACGTCGGCCTCTGTCAGTTGCGCAGTGTCCGATGCGCCATTGCGGGCACCTCCATCTGCTGATCCCTGGAACTTCGAGCCACCTTGCGCGGCCAAATAGGGCTTCTTGACGATCAGGCTGTCGATCGCTTGCGCAATCGCGGCGTTATCAAACTCGCCGTCCTCGTCAGCCTCAAACGAGGAAAGATCAATGTCTTCCGGGTATCGGAAAGCGTCATTGGGGTCGGTCAACTTCCCCTTGGCGGCGGTGCGGATATCGGCCTTGAGGATGCGCTCATTCGCGCCCGCGAGAGCCTCATCCTTGACGCGCTGGGCTTCCTGCGCGGCAGTGTGCTCGACTTCCTTGCCGTCGAGCTTGGCTTGCAGCGCGGCGAGCGCAGCAGCCTGATCCTTGGACGACTTCTCGGCGTCCTTCCACTTGACCTTCATGGCGTCGAGGGCCTTCTTGCCAGCGTCGCCGAGCGTGTCGGAACCCTCGGCGGAATCCGTTTCAGCGGCTTCCGCTTCTGCACCTGGCGCAGTTGCGTCGGTCTCGGTTGCGGTGCCGTCAGTGGCCGATTCTGTGCCCGTGGTGGAATCTGCGGAGGTTGCTTCGGTGCTGGTGGACATGTGCTCTCCCATTGCGGTGAGTGGTGCGCCCGGCCGCCTTGCGCGGTCGGAAGAATGTAGGGCTAGAGAATCCAGCCGTAGAGCTTCAAGAGGCGC